TTTTACTTCAAAGTCAGAGACTGTCCCGTCTGGTGGACGAAAAATATCTGATTTGGCTATTCGTAATGAGTTATCTAGGTACATTGAAGAGACGTTTGAGATGTTAGCTTTCTTGAAAGACTTTAAGCCTCTGGAAGGCGAAGAGCAGATGGACGTTAAAGATTTTCACAACCAAATTAAAGAAATGGTTGATTGGTACGGAAAATTAATCAGGCGGATGTCAGAGGGAATTGAACTTTATAAAGGAGCTCTGAATATCGAAGCTGCTAGATTTAGCGCCCAAAGCCAAGGCTTTATTGCTTTACAGAGCGGACAGACTGACTCAAGAAATATTGCCAGACTCCAATATGAGGCTGGTGTCAAGCAGGCGCAGTTAAACGCTCAGAAGTCGTTTGCCAGACAAATGCCAAAACATATGGAGATGATGACTCCGGGACGCCTTCGAGAGTTTTTTGAGCCATATATTAATTTGAATGAAATGGGATCTAGGACTAGTTTTGGTCCATGGGCTGATGCTGTTAATAAACAAATGAATGAAAAATATAAGGCTGGTCCTCCTATTATTAAAAAAACGCCGCCCACTAAACTTGGCTTACAACGTTCAGCGCCAGACAGGATCTCTACCGTTATGCCGGGTGGGAGCAAGTCACGTACAGAAGAAGTCCTCGACTTTTTACATTCATCACTAATGCATATAGGCGCTTCAATTAAAGCCGCCAAAGGACCATTTGGAGAGATGGATTCCCGAGGCAATAAAGAGCTCTCGGACGCCCGAAGAGCTGCGGGTGATAGGCTCATGGCTATTTATCCAGAGTTTCAAAAAAAGGGTCGCGATGAATCAGATCGTTTAAAAAAAGAGAGACTAAATCTAGAAGAAAAAGAATTAGCGCTAGTAAAAAGTGTCATAGCTATAAGAACTACTGAGATGGCTCAGATAGAAGCTCATGGAATAAAGTATATAGCAGAGCTGCAGAAAATACAGCAAGCTAACATGAAAGCTTTTGGTGGAGGAATTTCAGGCTTCTCAAGTCGTTCAGGAACAGCACGGTCAACAGAATTCCAAGTTAACAGAATGGGCATGGGTATGCGTGGAATTTCTGGCCGCCAAAAAGGGCAAATGGCTCTTCAAAACTTAGACTCTTGGGCGCAGATAGCAAGGCTTCTACCAGAGAGAGAAATGAGTGGAGATATGCTTAAAAGCATGGGAGGAGGACAGCTTAAGTCGTCGTTAGTATCGCACTATGACATAATGACCAAAGGGATGGGAATGAATTTCACTCAAGGAGATTTAGAGAGGATAGCTCAGTCTCAAATAGACCAAAGACTTAAGCCTACTGATGAGGACCTTGCTATACCTTTGCAAGAAAGCATGAATGATATTCTCAAAAGCTTGCATGACGAAGGGTTTAGCATAAAGAACGTCGACGAAATGGCGTCAAAAATTTACAACGCCGTAAAAGCCGCACGTGAGGGAGGCCCTAATCCGAGCAAACCGGATTCGAACCGCAGCGGCAATATGGATCGGACAGGATGGGTAGGCCCCATCACCAGCGACGGAGATGGCCTGCATGTTACTATTGGAGCGACCTCTGGCGATATCAGAGGCAGACGCAGGACAGGAAGCCCGGGGATTGGCTTTCCTACTCCGGTGAGAGCTAATCAAATGGAGGCTAAAAGCACTTTCCTTGACAGCATGGGAGAAGGCTTCTTTATGAACACTTCGTCTTTTGCGGACGGAATGAAGGGCATGGGAAATATGATGTCCGAAATATCAAACGATCTTAGGACAGGCTTTAAAGGTGCGTTACGCGAAGCTATGTTCTCCGCAGAGAGCCTAAGTGACGCCTTAAGAACAGCCGCAGTAAGCCTATTAGACAACTTGAGCTCAAAAATATTTGATGTCGCGTTTGACGCAATGTTTAATGCGGCAGGAGTTAGTCTAGGTTTTGGAAAAGGAGCTAAAGGCGGATATGTTACGACTAGAGGCATCCAAGGGTTTGCTGGCGGCGGGCTTGTAAGAGGAGGAACTGGGTTTAGGGACGATGTCCCAGCTATGCTTTCTCAGGGAGAGTTCGTCGTTCGTAAAAGTGCTGTAGACAAATATGGAGCAGGAAACTTAAATGCTCTTAATCTCCAAGGAGGAGGAGGAGTTAATTTGAATGCCCCTAATACTCTTTCCCCCAATGATCCCAAAAGGCCTACTAGCTTTAAGTATAATATAAGCCCGAGACTTTCAGCCTTAGCTGTAACTGACGAAGACAGGCCTGATGTAGCAAGAAGAAGGAGCGCCGCAGATGCTATAATGAGGAATAACATGCAGCATCAAAAAGCTATGCAGGCTTACAAGGCTCAACAAAGCGGTAGGTTAATCCAAGCTTATACTAGCGCGGCTATGATGTTTGCGTCTTACGGAATGGTAAAGGGAGCGGGAGGCTTCGACCAAAAAGGAGCAGGACAAATGAGGCCCGGAGCAAATCCGGGCGGAGGAATGTACAATGTAGGCAGAGCATCTGGAGGATTCATTCCGGGTTTTGCTTCAGGAGGATACGTAGACAACGTTCCTGCTATGCTGATGGGCGGCGAAATGGTTATGAACCGAGACGCTGTCAATAAACATGGCCGAGGCTTCTTTGAAAAAATCAACAAAGGTCAAGCCCAAGGTTTCGCGGAAGGAGGGTTCGTTGGAGGACTCGAGGGCTCTGAGTCTTCTGGGTCAGGTAGCTTTGACCTTATTGATAGGCTCATAGAGTCTAACGAGGCCTTAAAGAGTTCTATAGACGAGAGTAAATTCGGGAAAAATAATGAAAACTCAGGAATGTCCTCCCCCGCGGCTGCAAGCTCTGCCAATAATAACGTCACCGTCAACATTAACATAGATAAAGGAGGGAGTGCTAAGTCAGACGCTAGCGCATCCTCTAATGGTAGCGGAAACGCAGATTCTCAACGAGATGAAGAGCAGAAAGCTATAGCAATGAGCGAAAGCATTAGGACAGCCTGCTTAGATGTAATACTAAATGAAAAACGCCCCGGAGGGGCGCTTTCAAGACATGGCATATCTCCTGCGTAATTTATAAATTATTAAGTCTTTCTTCTAACTCTGCTATTTTTCTATCTAGTATAGATATAGTCTTATTGTAATGAGATTCTGTTACGTCATTTGTTCCGGGAATAAATGGCATTTTACAATGAGGAGTGAAGTCTCTAGTAATAGTTGCTTCTCTATTAAATGCAGAGTTTCCCTTGTGGGGATGTTTTGTTTCTAATGACCATTTTTCAAAAGAAAGTTTCCCTCCTTGAACACTTTGTTCAAAAGGGGATTCTAAGGAGACTTCTGAGGAAGATCCTTGAAGCTCAACATCCAATACTGTTTTTGTAATTATTTTGATATTGCCGCTTTCTATAAAGTTTATTTCTATTTCAGCCCCTGATCCATATCCGCCTTTCATTCTGCTTACTTCTTTTTCAGCGAATTGTAATAGATACCTACCTCTATTTTCTAGAGATACTTTTCTAATTTCCCCTTTCGATCCTATCTCTTGAACTTTAAAAGTAGCTACAAAAGATTTTCCTTCAAAAGAGTCTTTTACTGAGTTTTCGTTTTCTATTTCTAGTAAGTCTCCAGTTGAATAACCGCTTCCTCCTTGTTTAAGAAAAAACTCATCTACAAGATGTTCTTTAAATGATATTTTAATTTCATCTCCTGTATTAAGAAATGCAGATACGTCTTCAGGAATAGAAATAATAGAATTACCTTTATTTTCAAATTTTTTAATAAAGAAATGTTTTTCCGTATCTAATATAGTATATAGAGTCGATATGTCTTGTACTTTTAAAAAACTGTTAGACCTAATTGAAGACCAATCTGCAGAAGTCCCTGCGTATACCTTATTAGAACCTTTTGTTAAGTTTACTGTTGAGAATTGTTCGTTCATTATATTTTAATTTTAAGAGCCCCAAGATAAATCCACTACATTAGATAAAGCTATTGCTTTTCTTCTATATTCTATAGACTGCTCTGTCCTTTTTCCATATGCATTAATTACACTTCCATCAAAGGTATCATACGGATAAACACAAAAGAATTTTGACGGACTATCTATTACTTCATCTGGAATTTTAATTTCGAAAGACTCCTGATCTATATCCGAGTCGCCTTCGCCTTGCATTGAGTCGTCTGGCTCAAATTTTTCAGTTATTGCTGCGATCTCTTGGTCTACCGTCTTTTGAGTTATAGTTCCATCTTCATTTTGGACTTCTTGTGCCCCCACTTTTCTTGTTATAGACTCCGAAGTCTTAAACGAGTCTATTGACGCTAAACCGTAAATTTGCCCCCTGTCGAAATACGAGGTTCCTGATACGTTTTTTACATTAGACATATAAACTATAAAACCTCCATTAGCTATGTCAGCTAGTCTTTCTGAGGCGAACCCGTCACTAGATACATCTTCTTGTTTCAATACTGGCGAAGCGGCTCTGGTGTAATATATCATTCTGTTTGGCTTGATAGATAGGATTCTCTTCTCTGGCCTAGAAATAGTAGCAACGCAAATTGAATCCACTTCAATCCAATACCCTTTTCCCGCAGATGAAGCAGGAGCTTTTACCCCTTCGTAGTTTTGTAGTAATAAATAGAATTTATTATTTTTTGTTACAAAAGCTTTTTCAGAGTTTATATCTACGTTAGCAGCGGTATATGCATTTGAGCTTACACTGTAAGCACTGAAGCTTCCTGTTGTTATTTCCGCGTCTCCCGGTTTCCTCAAAAGAAAAGTTGGTATTCTTGGATTGCTGATAGTTACCCTGTCCCAGCCTGTATTCGTCCCTGCATCGTCATCAGATGTCGAAAGGTCAGCTGTTGGATATCTACCTAAGCCATCAGCAGAAGCTGAGGTTTTTCCTCTAGATTTGTTTATCACTTCTACAACGATATCGAACTCCCTAGGAGGCCCGTACTCGTACAAGTAGTTTAACTGAGCTCCGTTTGAGTCTGTAAAGTCCAAAAGGTCTTTTATAGAAATCTGAATCTCCCTTGAGTTCATTTTCACTGGGTCAGAGGCTGTGCTTGAAACTTCGAAACATTTTCTTACAAATTTAGCATTTGAAACATTCGAAGAACTGTCTAGATTTGTGAATTCTGTGGCGCTAGCCCAAGGGGCAGCATAAGTAGGGAAGTCTTTAAAATTATATAGGCTCCCTAAGCCATTAGTAGAGTTGTGGTCGACTGACCGTATAGTCATTAGATAAAACATTTCACTAGCTGTTGGCAGCGGGTCTCCTTTAATGCTTTTGCTTGCCCCTAGAATGCCATACAGGCCCAAGAAGTTTATTGATGTTCCTAAAGTGTTCACGCTCCACGACATCGTAAATAAGGTTGAGTCTTGTATGTATACGTCTGCGTTTCCCCCGATGGTATTTGATACAGCTAGATCATCCGAGTTATGTAAGCCCGCTATCTCTATGTCTTGGACACTCTGATCTACTTGAGTTTCGTCTACTGACACCATCTGGAATACTCCTTCGCTAAATTCGCCATAGTAGTTCATGCTAAAGAATGCGAAACTATATAAGCCCGGTGTTTTACTAGCGGCTATAGTATCTTCCATTACTCCTAACGAGCTTCTAGTAGAAAAAGGCTGAAGAAAATGATCAGCATAGTTGTCATTTTTTGGTGAATTAGGGGAGCCTAATTGGTTGCGTTCGACATCTAAAAAGAAATTCTCCTTTAAGAGGGGGTTTTTCCCTTGTGCTTCAAACTTTTGGTAAACAAAAATATTAGAAGTATTGTGATCTGGATCATCATAAGTCACTTCTTTTCCTTGCTCATCCTTCTCTGTCTTCTGTTTTACTTTAGCAGAGTATACTATTTGCCCATTACGAAATGATACGGTAACTTGGTCTGGTTTTTTGGGAGGAAGTTTGGAGTGAAATGGGGATTCAGGTATCTGAGACTCAAAGTCTGTTTCCACTTCTGCAAATTTTCCGGTTTCGTATTGCAGTCCCATTACTTCTATTTGCCCGCCATCTGCCTCTCTAACACTTAGAGCTGAATAAAGTTGAGGTTCTGGATTTGAGCCGACAGGGTCATGTATAGTATAAGTTAAAGGAATCGTTCCCATCTCAGAGGCATTTAAACCTAAGTCATAATTACCTGTATTTATATAATCAGCTTCATATTTAGTTCCTGTTAATGTAATTTCAATTAATCCATTTCTAAATTCTCCAGATGGGCCAGACATGCGGGAGATGTATCCATGAGCGTCGTCATGGTCCGATCCTAAAGCATGCCCTGTCCAGAAAGTGTATTCTAGTACTTGAGACCTTCTTATATCATCTATGTCTCGACTATCTCCAATTGTAGTGGTTACAGGATCATAGTGGTAAGTTGGAGCCATCAAAGAAAGTACTCCTGATCCCATATCTTCGCCTTCTACATTTTTCATGCCTTCAAAAGACATGTATCTGTCTAGAGTTATAACAGCTCCCTTGTCGTCATTTATTCTTATACCAGAAAGTCTTCCTCCGAATTTATACTCTGACCTATTTGAATCACTAACCCTAAATATATCGCCGGGCCTTAGATAGGCTCCTTCCAGTCCAGCATTAAAGCCAACTGTCTCTGTCTGCATGTTTTCTGTCAGAAGAGTCCACCTTCCCCATCTCATGGCTTGAGTCTTACTTGTCGCCCCGTAAGCCGTAACCTCTACTTCTCTTTCTCCGTATTTTTTTATGCCTTCTATATCTTTTACATATTCTACAGCGGGTCTGTAGAATTCGTTTCTATCAAGGTATTTTACTACAGCTATGTTATGTCTTGCTTTTTTGTTACTGGATTGATAATTAAAAATCCCATTAACGACATTACTGTTATTAAACACCATTACAGGATCTTTTAGAGAATCTTGTACGGCGAAAATACTTCCTTGGCCGTAATAAGCTATACCTCTAAATATACTAGCCATATTGTTAATGACTTTAAAAGACTCTTCTCTTGTATTTAAAAGTATATTTGCTGAGAACCTAGGTTCTAGCCCTCCTTCTCCGTCTGGCACTAACTGGTCGCAATATTGACCTATCTTATACAAACTCCATTTGTCTATATCATCTTCATCTACATAATCTCCTAGTCCGTATCTTTTATTGATTAGTAGATCATAAAAAACCCAAGCTGGATTATCTGTCCATTGATCGAATTCTTTAAAAGTACCGTCCCATACATCAGTAGTTCCGTTTACAGTATAATCGCCAAGTTCCTCTTGGCTTAAACCGCTTATATTCAACACCACTTGTGATACAGATTGGGAGTAGTCGCTTGTAGTATCTGGGGCATTTGCGTCAGATTCAACACTTAAGTCTACAATTGCGTCTTGGTCTCCGTCCCAAGACCCTATCTCTGTTCCCGCTGATACAGTTCCGTTTGCATTTCTATGAAAGGAAAAATCGGGAGTCAAAGTTTTTCCAGCTTCATCGTTTTGGCTTAAGCCAGTAGAGCCTTGGTATCTAGCTCCTCCGCTGATTTGGCCGTAGTTCCTTAAAAGTGGGTTGTAGTTGCTAGGAAGTTTAACCTTTTTCATTCTCATGTCAAATTTCCTACTAGGAATTTGAGAGAAAAACTCCGCAGAAAACTTAGAGCTTACTATTGCCGAATGAGGGTAAGAGAAAGAGCTCCTATATATCTCCGTTAAGCTGTCAACAAAAGAAGTATTTTCATATCTAGAATCTAAGGAGTCAAAAGTCTTCCTTATAACTGTTACTTCCCACCCAAGAAAATCTTCTCTTTCTGATAAATTTGGCAGACTTATCTGAGTTGAATTTACAAACCCTTTAGTGATTCGCCCCGTGCAACTTTCATGTCTCTCTCTGTTAAAAGTTGATCTTACAGCCTCAGGCATTTCAGAGAAAACAGTGAATATCGGTTTCACTTGGATCATATACTTGATGGTAGAATCTCTTGCATCTCCCATCTTTTTTGCGTTTTGCATTTCTCTATATTGTAGGGAGGCTATTTTTATGTTAACCTGCACTGCAGCGCAGTTTTTGTTTAGTACTCTATATTTTCTTTGGTTAATGATAGCCCGTCTGTGCCCGTCACTATCTGGATTTTTCGGGTCATATAATTCATCAAAATTCTCGGACGGAGAAGAGTGGCCTCTGCCTAAATTAGAATAGTCAAAGTTTGGCCCTCTTAGCCTCTCGCTTATTACTCTCGTTTTAGTCGCGCTCCTTGTCACATCTCGACTAAAGCTCGATTCATCATCGTCCCGTAGGCCATCAGCAGTCCCTAGAACCATTGCCATATCAATATTGGCGTAATTTAGTTGCTCGGAAGAATCTACTAATGGTACGTCGTTCCAGTATACAGACCTTAGCCATCTAACATTATCAGAGCTAGCTACGTCTATTGATTCTCCAGCAGCAGAAGACTTCGCCTCGAAAGCTCCGTAGGGTTTAAAGCTTCCTGAAACATAACCTATATCTCCAGACTGTCCTGAATAATAAAACTGTCCTGAAACTAATCCTTCCAACTCTCCCTCTGATACCAAGTCAAGAACTTGAATTTGAGTTCTTGATATAGCTTTTTTACCTCCACCGATCTTGGCTAAAATACCTTCGGGGGCAATCTTTGGTGTCCTTGCTTTTTTATGAGCACCAGCTAAGAATATTCCTGACTTGTCTTCTATCATGTTAGCTTGTGTAAGTTGGTTTATCAGCCGGATCTGCCGAGAGATAATCTACGTCGTAGCTTGCTGCAATAATCTGACTCCCTACTAAAAGCCTTCCATACCCAACAGGAATGGGATTGCCTTCTTCGGTAGTGTTTTGAGGGCCATTAAACATGTAAGAGCCGATACTCTGGTCAACCTCGCCGGGTCTAGGGGGTTTTGAAAGCAGATTTGCTAGTCCAGCAGCGAACAAGCCAAGTCCCGCCATGATCATTGTGTATCCCAATGGGGCGTTAGTGGGCACCATTATTATCCCGATAACTATTAGGACAACAGCTACTATCATTGTTAGAATGTTCATCCCGTCCCCAGCTCCTTCAATTACCGGTATTATGTCAATTGTTTCTATGTAGTCGCCTTTAATACATAATTCTGAATTACTTATTGATTCAGGAATAGAAGGGTCAACTGGCCCATCATGTTCAAAGTCTCTACCGTTAATCAAAACGTTATATTTTAAGTTATCTTTATGGTCTTTAATTAGTCTTTTTTTAAGACTATTATTAGTTTGACTGTTAATTGCATTGATAGCTTCTGAAACACTTTTTACCGCTAAAGACCAATTTGATTTCTTGACACTTTTACCTAAATGTCCATGAAGTTTAATTTGTACTAGTTCCTTTTTCATTACATCATATTCTTATGTCTCATTCTTACTACTAGCCCTCTACCTTGAAAATAACTCATTGTTTCTATAGTTGATTTAGTTGGGTATGGGTGATGCATTACCTTGTCTCCTCCTATATATACAGCGCAGTGAGAATAAGCTTTTACAAGCCCGTTATCTGACAGTATTAAATCATTTTCTTTTATATCTTCTTTTTTTTCTATCAGGGAGAATCCTCTTTGTCTAAAAAGAGTAATTAATTCATCATTGTTTCTCCTATTATATCTCCAAAATTCTGGATGGTTTTTCCATTCTCCCGGCTCAATCTCTCTAATTTGGTGGTTAATATCTTTTATATTGATGTTTAGATTTCTTTTATAATAATCTCTGACTAATGTAATACAGTCAATTTCATTAGTTATAAAATCTCTTCCAATCAAAGGTAATTCAAAAAATTGATCTGGTTTATAATTTAAGAACTCATCTTCTTTTATTGCATATATGAAAGACTCTAAATTTCTTTTATGGGCGTAATATTTATCTGTTAGAGTAGGTTCTGTTCCTTGTGGGTGGGAATGGTAAAAAGCTGCTACATCATCTATATTTACGTTTTTTAAGTCAGCAAAGTTTATAGCAAAAGTTTCTTCTGGGAAGCCACTAGTATTTTTGCAAGCATGCAGATCGCCGTTTTTTAACAAAATCCCACAACATTCCTTAGGAGATTCTTCTAAGGCTTGTTCCTTGATTTTAGTTTTATGTTCTTCTGTTAATTGCATTTTAAGTGATAAAATTTATTTTTTTTAAGGGAGTATATTATAAAAGGCACTTCTAGTTTCTTAGACATCCTCTCGTCTGCAGCGGAAGGACCATCTGTTTCTGGATGAGAATGAAATGCAGCTTTTATATCTCCTATATGAGAAGTATCTAAATATTCTTTACAAGAAATTTCAAAATACTTTTGAGGCTCTGGGTGAACATTCCTACATTTTTTAAAAGACATTTCCCCGTCTTGGCCTTGATATAGTAGGCCACAAGCTTCTGTTTTAGGCGACTTCTCAGAAAACCTTTTCATTTCTAAATAGATTTTATCAGGAATTTTCATTATACCGCTCTCTGTTTTTGCGCAGACGGAAACCCTCCGAAAGGTAAAGCAGAGTTTCTATACCTCAGTCTACATCCTCTAACATCTTTTGTGCACTCGTCAGCTAACCAATATTCTTGATTTGGAGGCTTGGTTCCTTTTGGAATATCTCCTTTAGCTATAAAATAATATTTAACTAAATCCTTCTGGACATAAACAAATTCTCCCTTAGAATACCCTATGTTCGGCTTCCAGTCTCCTTTATCGATAAAGGAGTCTTCAGACATTGATAGTAAATTCCTAAACTCTACTCCTATTTCTGTAGCCTTGGGAACCGCTTTAAAAGTGCTGGCTATGGTTTTATCTCCATGAACAGAAGTGATTCTATCCGCGTACTCGTAACAGCACCCTTCTCCCCTATATGACCAAGGGCACCTTTCGCTCATTATTATCCTTCTGGGAATCCTAACTCCTTCGACATCCAGTTTTGAAGCTAGTTCGAATTCTATAACGTATTTATTTTCAGTAGATTTTCTTTCTATATAATATATTTCCCTCGGAAATTCAGCTTTAGTGTCAGGAGCAAATCCCTGAGGAGCTTCTCCTCCTGCGAAATTTTCAAAATCTAGAAACTTAGCAAATGTTTTATATCTAGTGACCTTAGCTCCTACGAAATCGTCGAGCACCCTGATTTTGCTTTTTAATATAGCCAAAGCGTTTACGCTAGAGTC